GGATAAATGTTTTTATTTGGAAGGTGTTGCAAATTCTTGGTGGTCAGCAGCGTATTGTTCTTCCCACCCGCTGAACGAATGCAATCCAAAAGGGGCGGGCCATACCACAAATGCGGTCAAGGGTTCGGGGCAGGTGTCGTGGAACAAGATGTCCACGCAGACGGCCTTGTCTATCTCCCCAACCTGCACGGCGAAGTCCAGCGGTTGCAGGTCTTGCAGTACCTTGTCAGCGGTGGCCCCGTCGGGGAAGGCGAACTTGCGGAAGGTGGGCATATTAGGGGGTTGTCAGCGTTGCGAGTTGTTCCAAACTGACCCAAGTGGTATCGCCGTTGTCAGCCATTAAGAGTGCGCCTTCGTTGGTTGTGTGTAGAATCGTCATGGCGTTGTCAGCGTTATGAGTTCGGCATCGGTCAGCCTTGTATTGTAGAGGGCGATGGCACGGATGCGGGCATTCGCTAATTGTGGGTTATCTGACCCACTAATGGATAACGATGTAAGCGACGAAATCGTCTGCGCTCCACCATTGATAAGTGTTATTTTTGTTCCATTGATAAAAAAAGCCGTCCCTGTACCATCATAGGCCCAAGCGATTTTAATTGCACCTGTAGTTTCGGGGGCGAGTGCTAAAATATCGCTTTGACCATTCACAATACTTCGGACGACATTTGTCGTGGCAATGGCTAAACCAATGTTATTGCTTGCACCAAATAATTGCAGCCAACGGTTTGGACTTGATGTCCCTTTAAACGAATAAGTTAGGTCAGCATAAAACACTCCAGCCGTCTGCCCGATGCTTCCGCTGACGGCTCCGCTCACGGAGATGACATCTGCGCTTCGGCTTCCCGTGCCTGTGGTGGTGGGGATGGGCGATGTAGCAACAGGCCCGACCTCCCCTTGGGTAAAGTCCACCTCAATCACATCGCCGCTGACCGCCATGCGGAATCCAACAGTTCCACTTGCAACCGTTTGCGCTGCACAAGCGACTTGGGTGTATAGTGACGAAATTGTAACGGTGGTCCAATTTGTTCCTCCGTTGGTTGTCATTTGAATTGCCCCCGTCCCCGTAACACGGCGAACATAGGCCGAAAATACACGGCTCTGCGATGCGTGGGAAAGGGCTTGCAAGACCGTTCCACTTGCCGCCGTAGCAGTCAAAGTTGTGGCCCCCGATACAACCCCATCAGCACCGACGGCGTTCTTTGCTCTTGTTACATTTGTCCCTGACCAAACGGCATTGGATAGGTCACGAGAATGCAACGCCAAGTTCGTCCCCGAAGGCTCTACCAAGAGCGCAGGACACCCCGTCACGCCTCCGCTGGTGTAGTAGTCCAAGCGGGGGATGCCCGATGCCACCGATTCAATCAGTCCCGCAGAATCAAACCGCCGTGCCGCCGTGTTGCGGGTAACGGTGAAGTCCCCGTTGGCCGTCGGGATTTGCGAGTAAAGCGTTCCCGTCTTGAATCGGGCGGGGACTATGAGTAGTGAAGGCGTGGGCATATTAGAAGTTGAATATTACGGCGAATCGGGCTTGCAGGCAACCGCTGACGGCGGCCTCTGCCGCTGCTGCCCCGTCGGTCGTAGCACGGGCGTTGAAGGCATCCCACGCAAGTTCTGCGGGGGTCTTGCCCATCACCATTGAACGGGGGTAGCCGTAGCCGTAGCCTATCAGCATTACAGGAAGGTGTATCCGATGACGCTACCAACGGAAACCGTTACCGCCGTAATCTTGCCTCCGTTGCGACCGCAAATCACGATGCCTGCGGAGATGGATTTGGTCGAAAAGTTGTAAGCGGTCAGCAGGTTCTCGCTGCCTGTACCCGTGAGGGTGGTCATCGTTGCGGCTGAATTGACGACAAGAAAGTCGTAGTTTTTGCCCGTTGCGGCTGCACCTGAATCAATCAGTTCGCAAGTACCGCCCTGACCGAGCATTTGTTGGAGAATAGGAGTTGGCATTTTATTGGGGTTGCTTGTATTGGTAAATGTAGGTTAGGTCGGAATTTCACAAACGGAGTGAGAGTACGGGATAGCAAACGATAGAGTAGCCACCCACCCCGCCGTGCGGTCGTCACGGCTCTCCACAAACCTCGTAAGGCTGACGCTGGTAGAAAGGGTCCACTCCTGCGTCGGGTCGTTTGTAAGGGCTGAAATGAAGTCCTGAGCGATTTGTAACTGGTCGCTCAAAACCTCGTCTTCGTTATCTTGCCAACCCAGCGTCGGACTGCCCGAAACCACGCCACCCATCGTGGCAATGGATTCCACTCGGTCGCTAAAATAGACACCGACCACAAGAGCCAAAGTCCCAGCATCCGTGCTCGCTGACTGAACATCCGCAAAGACGAGCGGATAGACGATGCGCTCACGGCTTGGGGTGCGGAGGTTTATCGTGTTGTCGGTCCCGATTGCAAGCGGGTCGCCCGTTCCGAAGGAGTTGACCTGCGGATGAGCATTTGCAAGCGCAAGGAGTGCTTGCTTTATTCGTATCCAAGACATAGGCTTGTAGTTTCAAAATGTTTTTAGCGTGTGCGCCCATCGTTAGCAGTTGTTGCAGTAAGGGTCGTAAGGCCATGGGCGGTCCAGTCCAGCACCACGGCGCAGGGTGCGGGCATCCAAGGCCATCCCCGTGTTGTAGTTCGTGCCGTTGGGGTAAATAGTATCCAAAGCCGATGGCGGAGAGTTAAAGAGCGGGTAATTCGCCTTCTGCTCCATGAGGTAGCGGGTAATCCTTTCGGAGTACCACTCCGCATCGTTTTTCACTTTGTCGGTGAGGCGGGTAATCTCGTCCATGGACATTTGGGAAGATTCCTCGCTGGTACGGCGGACCATTCCCTTGTTCATGTATTTAAAGGCCAATACCATGGGTAACTCGTAGTAGAGCCATTGCACCATGGCGGGCTGGATGTAGTCTTCCAGCAGAGTGGTGTTCAGGGCCGTGGTCGTGCCGCTCACCACTTGCGTCACCATTTCCGAGTACAGGGCCGACCCAACGATAGGCTGAATCCGCATCTCTTGGACCTTCACGATGGTGGGCCGTATCTGCGTAAAGGAAACATTCTCGTTGATTACGGAGTTGTCCAGCAGGGTTTGTTCGCTTATGAATAGTGCCTTCATGCTTTTGAAATTTTGTTTCCCTTGCGAATGACCAACTGCTGCTCCCACACATGGCGGCATTGCGGGCGGTTCACTCCGCTGGCCGTGTGATACCAACCGCCTCGGCGATTCCATACGGAGTAGCCCATGATGTTACTGATGCCGTTGATGTCGTCACGGGTGTAAACCTTGCCTTGGTCAGCAAGGTCCAGCATCACCTTGCAGAACTCACGGCTGGTCCTCTTGTCCTTGTTGCTGAATCCAGCGGCCCATGCGTATTTGTAGCGGACCTCCAGTACTGGTTCGGCCACTTCCTTGATGTTCTTGGGCAAGTTCTCCGAGGCGATTTGGTCCACGGCCCTTGCGATGGGGTAACGGTCTTTGGTAATCAAGTAGGCGACCCGCTTGGCGACCTTGGCCTTGCTGACCCCGAACTCCTTGGCCATTTCTTCAACGCTTGCGTCCCGATTCTTCTTGCGGTACTTTTCGATTTTCTCGTCCAGTTCCTTTTCTTCCTCCCCCAGTTCAGCGAAGGCTTGACGCACTTGGTCGTCTAAGTCGGTGTTAAAACGCATTGGCTTGGAGTGCATTACCACATACTCGTCGGCGTTGCTCCCAAACTTGCTTGCAACGACCTCCAAGACCTTGAACTCTTCCTCGCCCCATCCGTAGTCCTCGTCGTCTTCTTCGCCCCATTGGGGTTCGCTGAACGCCTGCTCTTGAACTCCGAGCAGAGTGTTCACTTCTTCGGGGGTCAAGCCAAAACCAGCGGATAGCATGGTGCGGGCCATCTCCAGCGTGATTTTTTCTTGGGCGTAGTGACGGACGATTCGCATGAGGTTTTGGTACTCCCTGCCCGACAATTTCTTGATGTTGTCGTTGCCCATGACCATGGGTGTTTGCGGTTGCTCGTCGGGTTGGGGATTGGGTCCCACCACATCGGCGGGTTGTTTTTCCAACGCAGGAAGGCCCGCTTTCTCACGCAGTTCTTCGGGGGTCATGATAGTCAGCAGGGCTTGCTCGGATAGACGCTCCGTGATGGGTTCCACGGGGATAAGTTCCATACCTTCCACGCCGTTGAACGAACCCAAGTAGTTCATCATCCGCTCCACCTTCCGCACTCGGTCGTTCACATAGGTCGCCTTGAATAGTTCGTACGCCTCCACCAGTTCCTGCCGCCCTCCCAGTTGGCCTTCGGTCTTCACCCCGAATAGCATCGGGTTCACGACCCTGTGACTGATGAAGATTTCCGACTGGATGGCTTTGTTCAAAATCTCGAACTGCTTATCCATGTCCGATGGCGTGAGCGGTTCAAGCGTCGGGGCTTTGCTGACATCATCATTAAAAGTCACAACGAATCGTCCAGCGTTATCCGTCCCGCTGAACTTGCGCTTGATTTGACGCTCAATGTCGCCCTGTTCTTCGGGGGTCGGGATGCCGTTATTGAAGTTGATTAAATACCCGCCCCAAAAGTTGTTCCGCAGGTTGTTGTTGTGAAAGTTCGCCACCTGCACATCGGCTTCAATCCACGCCAATCCTCCCATGTATTCGGGGAGCGGATAGGACTTCACGCCTGCGGCGTACACCCTGTAATAGAACAGTTGCTTGCCGATACGGTTATCTGCATCAAAGGCGGGGATTTTCTCTACATCGCCGATTTTGGGGTAGAGTTGGACCATTGCATCGTCGTACCAATCGGCCACCTGAAACATCCGCTCGTCTTTGTCAACTCGGATTTTTTCAAAGGGAATGTGTTCCATCTTCGCAATGGTTCCCATCTTGTTCCAAGTCACGGCAACCGCAAAACCGTTGAATAGTTCAAGGTCCAAGACGAGTTTTTCCGTGATGTCGTTGAGGTCGTCATGCTCGCTCAAACCATCAAAGAACTTGGCGTAGCGGGCCTGCTGCTCAACCGTCATCTTTTCGCCAGGCTGCCATCCGCCACCCACGATGTAGTTCACTTTGCCGTTGACAATAGCGTTGTGCTTGCTGCTCCTGCGGTAGTTGTCCAGCAGGTAATAGGGGTACTCATTGAACGCCCCGTAGGTGATGTACTTGCCCGCTTTGTTTTCAAGCATGACGGGGACTTTATGCTCAATCCCAAGCCATTGGGTGAATGATTGCTTTATACTCATAGCGTGTGTACGGTAAAGTTGAGGGCCGAAATCGTGATAGCACCGCCATCGCTCACGGCGTTGATGTAGATAGTGAACTCGTCATTGACTGCACCTTGCAGGATGGCTTCAAGCGTGACCGCATGGCCGTTGTTGTGGCCCGTGGTGATGTCAGTCATTGACTGCGGAATGATGGTTCCGTTCTTGGCGATATAGATGATTATTTGGTTGCCGTTGCCTTGCGAGAATACCATGCTTGCCGATACCCGCAAGGCAGCACTCGTCGTCCCTGTGTAGGTGATGGCGGTGGTTGTGCGGGTAAAGTTGTAGGCAGTCAGCAGTCCCGATTTCAGCGGGGTTGTTAACTTGACCGCCTGCCCTTGGGTCGGGGTGAAGTTCTTGGATTCGTCCAGGTACAGGTTGGCCACGCCCCGCTCTCGGTCCAAGGTGGCGGTGTCTGCGAGGTCGTCAAAGAGGCCACCGACACGGGCGGCGGTGTTCGCTCCTGCGGCGGTTTCGTTGGTGATGGTTGCGGCACTCGTCTGCAACTGGGTTCTCGTTTGTACGCTCATGCGAAAGAGGGGTCAAAGGTGGAATCAAACACTCGCTCATCGGATGCCCCGAAGACGGTGTACTGGATTAAATTGGCGAAGGTATTGAATGTCAGCGAAACTACCTGTACATACGCCAAGCCCGTTTCAACCACCGCAACGGCTGCACCAACCGTGGAAGAGGTATCGTAAACTTCATACTTATACGAGCCTGTTTCAAGCGACCCCACGGCAATCTGAAATTTGTCATAGCGGTTGGTGTAGTTGGAAAGGTTGGCCGTCTTGAGGATTGTGAAGTCGGTGGTCAGGTTCTTGGCGATGTTCGTGAGCCGCAAGATGTAACGGTCGCCCGTAGAGGCCCGCTGCGTCCAAGTGACGACGATAGTGTTCGTGGTGTTGGGGGATAGGTAAATCACGCTATCCTTAAATGTAGGATGCGCCCGAATTTCACAATTTGCGCCCGATGCTTCGGTAGAGTTCGGCCCTCCGCTGGGCGGTCTTGCTGATGTCAAAGCGTTCACGGACATCCTTGGACAACTGCACGGCCAAGGAGCGAGCGTAGTCGGGATCGTTTACGAACTTCCTCACCGCCTTGTACCATGCGTCTTTCTTGCCGTAGGGCATCAGCAGCCCGTTGTGACCGTGGACGATTATGTCGGTGTATGGGATGGTTTCCGAGGCGATGATAGCCTTGCCCATCCAGCCTGCTTCAACCACTTTCAACTCCGATTTGAGGCGGTTGAACTTGGTATCACGCAGGGGTGCGATGGTGGCGTTGATGAAGTTGTACCCGCCCACATAGGAGTAGATGTCAGCCGCTTGGATGCGGCCGTAGTTCTTGTTCAGCCCACGGCAGGAAAGCATCCGCTCGTAGTCATCGTAAACGGGGTTGCCGTCGTTCCACCCGCCAAGGTAGATTTTGTATCTCCCGTCAAGGGATTTGTCGTGGGCAAGCAGGCCAAAGGAATGCTCCACGAGGGCAATGTCCTCTTGGTGTTGCGCTCCGCCGAACCAGCCAATCTTGAACAGGTGCGGTTCGGGTTCGGCAGTCGTGTCGGGGAGGTACTGCTGATATGCTTCGTAGGGTTCGTTTGGTAGGATGGTAACGGCCTTGTTGAGCAGGCGTATCTTTTGGGCGAGGTGTTCGGTGGTGGTGGTCACATGGTCAGCCAAGCGGATGTGTTCACGGATTTGCTCGTCAAGTTTGGTGGACAGGTAGTGCCGATACATGATATGCCCGCTCTCCAGTACCCAGTAGTCGTCGAGGTCCAAGATTACCTTCGCCCCAAACGCCGTCAGAGCCTCGTAAACCTTCCGAATTTGCTCCAGCGTACCTTGACACCAAAGACGATTGAAAAGCCACACATCGACCGTCTTTAAGTCCTCGTCCTTGACATTGGCGATGTTGTCCACGCAGACATAATCGAACTCCGTGTAGTTGTCGCCAAGATATGCGTTCGGCATCTCCAGCCGATAGAAGGAGCACCCCGTTGGGTGGGCGTTGTAAACGATGCAAATTCTCATGCCCAAAGGTACAAAAAAAAGGGCCACCCCCGAAAGGATGGCCCCTGACCACTAAACCATGCGGCGTATGAGAACCGCAGGTCAAAGATACGCTACGACCCGCTGATTTGTGCGGTCAGCGCAGAGAATGTTGCTGGCAAGATGTTCAGCATTGCATCGGGTTCCATGCCCGTCAGCGTCATCTCGTAGCCTGAACGGTCACCGAATGCAGTACCCGTTCCAGCAGTCCCAGCGGAGGCTTCCAAGCCATTCGCAGCACCCAACACCCAGTAGCGGTTGTTGTTGTCTTGGACGATGACCAGCAAGCGATTCCGAGCCAATAGGCGCAGTTCATTCCGCACGGCGGTCTGCAACTTGTTGATGGTGAAGGTTACTTCGGGAGTGTAGAACAAGGTTCCGTTCTCGGTGCTTGCGTTCAAGGTTTCTGTCATGGAAGAGGTAGCCTTGGTCAAGTCGTACTCGTAGAATCCCGATGAGAAACCCGTGAAGCCTGTGACCGTTCCGCTTCCGTTAGTGTTCACGGAACCCGTTGGGTTAAAGGCTTGTACATAAATCGTTTTGATGCCGCCGACTGAATCTCGGCATCCGAGGGCGTAGCCCGTGGTGAGTGAACAGGACATAGTGTATTTTTATTTTAGGAGTTGCAAGAATAAAAAAGCGGGGGGAAGTTTCCCTCCCCCCTTACACTTAGGCCAATTTGAAGTCAACCATCAAGTCGGGATAGGCGAACTGCACGCCTGCTTTGAAGGCTGCCTGGAAGCGAACCTCATCGTTGTCCTTGGAGTACCACAATTCAAAATTCTCCTCGTCGCTCAACAAGTCAGTTCCGTAGAACAGGTTGCCGAGGTAGGTTGCAACAATGCGGTTGGTAGAGGTCAAACCTGGGACTGCAACGATGCGGACATTCGTGCCAGGGTAGATGATGTCGCCATCAGCCAAACCTTGCAAGTCAACTTGGTTGTACATGACACCAGTTTGCGACTTCATGGCTCCAATCAAGGTACGGAAGTTGTTCCATCCGCAGAAGATTACGAGGTCGTTGCGGGTCAAGATGGCCTGTGGGATATCGTTGTACACCTTGTCAAAGATGCTGATGACATTCAGAGATGTGATACCAACGGAAGCCGATACTGGGTTCCAAGTTGTGCTGGAGGCGTTGGCGAGAACGGTAGAACCCGATGCAGCGTTCAGCAGTTGGTTGACACCGCTGAAATAGGAGTTACCCTGCCAGATGGCGGTTTCCAAAGCCTCGGCGATACGGAGAGCCTTCTGCTCGGAGAATGCTTGCTCAAAAGGTACGCCGTCGTATTGGCTACCAGCAGTCAACTGCGACTGCATCCAGTATTGCTCCAAGGAACGAGGGCAAAGAGCCTCTTGGATTTTCATTACGCCAACGGTGATGTTACGCTGGCTGAATGTGGTGTTGCCTGTTGCAGACCATCCGCAAACCGTTCCTGACCCGATGTTGGCATCGGTGTCCATGAGGTTAAGGGCGGCGGCTGACTTGATGCCCACCTGCTTGGTGAACAAGGCAGCAGAACGAGCGGCGAAGACCGCTTTGGTGATGAGGGGCAGCCTTTGCTGCTCGGTGTAGGCTGATAGGTTTCCGAAAGAAAATGCCATGGTTTTGTTTTTAGGGGGTTAAGGTTATTTGGAGTTTTTAAGGGATTGAATTGATTGTGCGATGGCCGCAAAGTTTTGGGCGGCTGATGCCTTGCGCTGCTCCACGATAGCGGATGCGGTTGGCTTGGGGGCTTCAGAAGGGAGTTCGGCGACCTTCTCAACGATATCAGTCATGGTTTCCATCTGCGAGGCAAATGCGGCCATCTTGTCCTTCATCTTGCCCATCTCGGTGTAGGCGGCCTTCAGTTCCTCCATAATGCTGACCAGGTGCTTCTTGACGATTTCTTCAACCATAGCGGGGTCCACCATTGGGTAGCCTTCGGCGATTTCACTCACCACTTCACCTGCAACTTCGGGGGTTATCTCAGCGGCAACGGCGACTTCTTCGGCAGGGGCAGGGGCTTCGGCTACAACGACTTCGGTGATTTTGCCACCTTCGGTCTTGATTGTGCCAACACCCTCCACTTGATGCTCTCCGTCAGGAGCGGGCAGGGTTTCGTCTTCGCTGATTACATAAACGGCGGTTCCTGCAACGAGGTCGCCGTCCACTCGGACAACAGTACCGTCCACCAACTTGTAGTCGGCAAAGGCTTGCTTTTGGGTTGTGAACTTCCGCAACTCGGTGCGAAGGGTCATGATAGCGTCTTTCAGGTTCATATTATTGGGATTTGTAAGTTGGGTTGATATGTTGCAAAAAGTTGGTCAAATCGTCTACGAGGCCCGCAAGTGCGACCTCTAATTCCGTGCCAGTGTTCTTCATCCCGAAAAAGCCCTCCACGGAGAAACCCTTGAAGGCGTGGCGGCTCTCCCACACTTCGTCGTTCTCGACCTTGAACGACCCGAACCAAGAGCCGTCGGGGGTGTCCTCGTAGCCTTTGGGGGCCATCACGCCACGGGTTGCATCGGTGATATAACTCTCGAACATGAACACGCCATCAAGTTCGGCATTGTGGTAAGCGTTCACATTGTGCTGGTTTCCCTGCTTGAAGTACTTCTGCACGATTTTGCGGATGGTCGCCTTGTCAAACACGACATAGTACTCCCCGTAGGTGTCGTCCTTTCGATAGATTGGGGTGTCTGCCAGCATGAGCGGTCCCGTCAGCACCCTGCGTTCCCCCGTTTCGGCGAAGCGCTGCGGGGTCTTGGCGAAGGCTTGGAAGGGTTTTTCGATGGCAGGCATATTGACGAGGGCGACAAACTGCACGCCTTCGTCCACTTCGTCCACGGTCATTCGGTACACGGGAAGTTCCATGGTGGGATATGTAGCGGTTAGCCCAATGTTGCAAATTCGGACAAGCGGCGCACCCTGCTGGTCGTCTGCTGGATGTCACGCTCCACGACATAGGCCCGCATGGGTTGGTTCTGCTG